GCAACAACCAATCAGTGCAGCTTGACACGTTGCAGTTTTCCATATACGGTACAGTGGTACCTCAAATTCAAGTTCCTGCAGTGCCTGTAAATTACAGTGGTGGAGCAATGCACATATCATCACAAGTGCATCCTGCATATCCACCCATCACGGTAAACTTCACCATCGATAATCAATTCAACAACTACTGGGTGATATACACCTGGTTGAATGCTCTCCGGAGTGCTACTGAAGGCACATACGCAACATCAATTCATGATCTACCTCAGGTGAGTGGCAACATGTTGTTGCGAGATTATTCCACCAACATGACGGTGTTTGGATTGGATGAATACAATAACGAGATTGTAAAGTGGACATACAAACATGCATTTCCCACAAGTTTGGGAGAAATCAGTTTCAACAACCGCACTTCAGGGGAGATTGACACTACGTTGCAATTTGCATTTGCAGAGATAGAGTGCGTTTTGTTGTAACAAGGTCTGAAAAATAGTCTCCAACCAACATAAATACTCTGCATATGAGAGTTATTCAGAGTCCAGGGGTTGAGCTTCGTGAGATTGATCTTTCGCTAAATCCTGCCATCCCCGCAGGAACAAATCTTTTTCTTTGCGGTTTTGCCAACAAAGGTCCAACTGATGAAGTCCTTCAGATCACATCAGTTCCAGAATTGGAGCAGATCTACGGTGAACCCACCACACCAGCAGAGCGTTACTTTTATTTCTCAGCTCGACAAATCCTTCAAGACAGTCCCGGTAATCTATTCTTGAATCGTTTGCCATATGGATATGATCGTGGATCAGGATTTGGTAGCAAGTTTGGAGCATTGGTGTATCCAGCAGGATCCATTACTCAAGATGCATCAGGCAATTATGGTTTCACCAACAACTTGGCCATCACAGCAGGAACATACGTTCTCGGCAAGCCAAAATTCTTTGAATTGACTCAACAAGAGTATCTCGAAGTATTGGATGGATCTTCCTTCAACTGGTCTACAACTGGTGCTGAAGCAGTAGACATCACTGGTCCAAAGGACTTTGGAAAAGCTGGTTTGATTATTCTCAATCCTGCACAGACGACCATCAATGCTAGAGGTGAAGGTTATTATGTCGCATTGACCGACAACACCAACGCAGAGCCTACCAGCAATCATGATTCTCTCACGCATGCATACACAGTGACACGCACAGCTCCTGCACAGGGTATTTCAACCTACACCGAGTTTCCATTGGATCGTTTGTATTTTGCATTGACTGCATCCAACGATGCTGGTGCAGCTCGTGACAATTCCAACATCTCGCTCAACATTGAGCGTGCATATTATGGATTTGCTGATGCAACCACACGCAAATTTGATGATCTCATCGCGTTGAACGTGTACAAACTTCGCAGATCACCCTACACACCTGAAGTAACCAAGCTGGAATACACCACTCAGGAAACTTATCTTGGATCATTTGACATGCACCGCAAGATGCAAGATCCACGTGGAGGTCCACCCATCTCCAACTACTTGGGTGGATTGACCGTCAACTCACAAAGTGTTCGCTTGTTGATCAACGACAACATCAACAACCGCACCGGTGATACTTGGATTGATGATCAAACATCAGCTCCTCGCAAGAAGGTTCGTCTGATCTCACAATCTACCATCAACAACCTCACCACCAGCAATCTTTCTGCAGTGTCCGCTACATTTGGTGGCGATCTTGCAGCATTCCAGGATGCAGCAAGCAACTTGGGATATTCAGATGCATTGTTCCCCATGGGACCATACGTCAACATGACCTTCAAGAGCAAGGTTATCGGCAGCTTGCCGTTGAAGATTGACCGTGCGTTGTACAAGATTGAGAATGATGAAATCTTCCCGTTGGACATCGTGGTTGAAGGTGGTCTTGGAACCATTTACACCACATGCTGCGCGCATGGAGTTGAATATTTTGATGACACCATGCAGAGCGAAGACTTGCTAGTGGGTCTTTCAGCATTGTGCACATCCAACGAGTACAAAGAACCAGGAGATAGCAACGATCTTCGTGGCAACTATCACAACATCTTCTCACGATTTGATACATTCTGCTCGCAACAGCGCAAAGATTGCTTGTTCATTGCAGACCCACTGCGTCATGTGTTTGTGCGTGGTGAAAACACCAAGGTATTATCAGATCCAGACAAGTCATTCTCGCAATTCATCTACAATGCATTGCGTCACAATTTTGAATTGGCTAACAGCAGCTATGCATGTGCTTACGCCAACTGGGTAAAAGTGAATGATCCATTTGCAGGCATCAATTGCTGGGTACCATTCTCAGGATTTGCTGCAGCTGACATGGCTTCGACCGATGCAAATTTCCAACCATGGTATGCACCAGCAGGCTTCACACGTGGTAAAGTACGCAATGTGTTGTCTATGGCCATCACACCCAAGCAGAAAGAGCGTGATCAGCTGTACAAGATTGGCATGAATCCAGTAGCGTTCTTCCCAATGGATGGCTTCACCATCTTTGGTCAAAAGACGTTGCTACGTCAACCAAGTGCATTTGATCGAATCAATGTTCGTCGTTTGTTCTTGTTCTTGGAAAAAGCAACCAAGATGACAGTGAAATACTTCGTGTTTGAGCCCAACACCATGTTTACACGTAGTCGTGTGGTAAACACCATTCAGCCCATCTTTGAATTAGCCAAGAATTCAGAAGGCTTGTACGATTACATGATCGTGTGTGATAAGAGAAATAATACTCCAGATGTAATTGATCGCAACGAAATGATCATTGACATCTATCTCAAGCCAGTACGTGCTGCAGAATTCATCTTGGTCAACTTTATTGCAACCAGAACTAGCGCTAACTTCAACGAGCTGATCGCAGGTCCAAGACTCTAATCCAACACTAAATAACATATATGGCTGATACATCACAAACCATCCGTAATTTTTACTCCATCGCAGCAGCTGCTGACTTCTCAAGAGATTTTCTCTTCCGAGTTGGTGCACTTCGCACACCTAGATTGGTGCTTGGTGAAGAAGAGCTCGTGTACGTCAGGACAGCAGCTCTTCCCGGTCGCAACATTGCTAACATCGAAGTGAAATACATGGGATTATCATTCAACACACCAGGTGGTGTGACGTATCCCAATTCTGGTGCATACAGCTTGGAGTTCTATTGTGATCAAGGTTCTACTCTTCGTGAGCGCTTGATTGAAGAATCCCGTGCAACATTTGATGATGCAACATCAACAGGTGAATACAATACTGCAGGTCCTGATAGTTATATCGTGTTGTATCAGTTGGACAAACAGTTGAGTCCAGTAACCAAGTATACATTACATGGTGCATCCATCAGAGATGTAAGTGAGATTTCATATGAAATTTCAGATGGTACCGGTGCATACAAGACATTCACCACCACATTTGCATATCACTACTTCACCAATGAATTCCCACCTGATGCAGCAGCTGGTGGTGGAGCCAATGCGTTTCCCAACATTCGCTAGTTGATAGCAATGACTAAATAATCACATGGGTGGATCTCCACGTGATTACTTTTTAGGCAATTTATCCAGGTGGGAGTATGACATCCCGTATGCAACGCAATGGGCAGTGCGCATCACACCTGTTGCTGGGGTTGGAGCATTTTTATCCAACGTAGGATCTACCATCAACGTTGATCACTATAGTTTTCAAATAGATCCTGGCGTCATGAACGCTTTGTTTGGTGAGCAAGTGCAGGGATCAGCCGATGGCATTGGTTTGTATTTTGCGCAAACAATTAGTACTCCTGAAGAGAGTTTTTCTGTTGATGCAGGATCACCTCTTGATGGAGCAGGTGGATTTTTGCAAGGCATAGTGGGTGGCAACAGGTCTGCTGGAGCTGCAAGAAGCATCAACATTGACTTCCTTGAAACTAACCTAGATTTTGTAGATGGAATCATCAGACCGTGGATCATCACAGCAAGCTACAAC